ATTGTTTATCGACAGGAAATCTTTCTAAAGAAGATATTGATGTAGTTGTCGTTCCATCGATGGCAAATACAAACTTCTATAAGAATTATATTAATCAAACTCTTCATTCTAAACTCAAAAGATATTTCCCAAAATCAAAAGTTGAGATAGTATCTCATCATATGTGTCATGCATATTCATCAGTGTTCTCTTCAGATTACAATGAAGGAACATTTATTACGATGGATAATGCTGGATCTATTTTATTCAATTCTACTGGCAATGCTTTTTCTACAGAGAATCATTCTATAGGATACTTTAATAAAGAAAAAGGTATTTTTAGGTATCATCCTGGTATTCCTGAAATGAATAACTTTGGAAATTATTATTGGGCTTGGGCATATCAAATTTATGTTGAGATAGTTCAGAAACAAATTGATATTACTGATCCAAAGTATCGTGAGACATTCTGTGGCAAGGTCATGGGTCTTTCGGCATATGGTAATATAAAGGAGTTTGAAAAAGATTATCGACAAACTTTTGAAGGTATCCCTTCAGTTACATTCAATTCTTTTCCTGGACAGGACTATGTTTATGGGAACATGAGTCCAGAGAACAAAGCAAGAACTCTTCAACATAATTTTGAGCAGGGAATGCTTGTTTATATGAAGACACTCAAAGAGCAAGGATATATTGATGACAATCTTTGCCTTGCTGGTGGTGTGTTTCTGAATATTCTCACAAACTCTGTCATTCGTAAGAATGAAATTGTAAAGAATATGCACATCCCACCATTTCCTGACGATACTGGATTATCATTTGGTGCTGCATGTTATGGTGTTTTTAAGGCAAAAGAAAAAGTAACTCTCCCACATAATATTTCACTTCTTGGACGCACTTATAGTGACGAAGAGATTGAGAAAGCACTTGAAGGGAAAAACTATAAGAAGTTTGATAACTTTGAAGAACTGTGTGAGAAGGTTGCTAAACTTCTTGCTGATAATAAAATTGTTGGATGGTTTCAAAATCGTTCAGAGTTTGGACCTAGAGCACTTGGTTCTCGTTCAATTCTGATGAACCCATCATTAAAAGAAAATAAAAAGACAATCAATACTCGTATTAAACATAGAGAAGAGTGGCGTCCATTTGCGGGCATTATGCTTGAAGAATATCAAGAAGAATACTTTATAGATGTATATCCAAATGAATATATGCTATACTCTCTGGTAGTAAAACCACATCAAAGAAAGAAACTTGGTGCGATCACACATAAAGATTTCTCATGTAGAATTCAAACTGTAAATGAAAAGTTGCATCCAGAAGTTACAACACTTCTTCAAAAATATAACAAAGAAACTGATTGTCCGGTTCTTTTAAATACTTCTTTCAATGATAATGGTCAACCAATTGTAGAGAATCCAAAAGATGCTATCAAAACTTTTGAAAGTATTGATATAGATTGTCTTGTAATTGGAAATTATTTTTTAATCAGAGATTAATTTATGAATTTTAAAGTTTACACAAAAGATAATTGTCCTCACTGCTACAAGATTAAACAAGTACTAGATTTGACAGGAACACAGTTCGTATCTTATAATCTTGAAGAAGACTTTACACGAGAAGAATTCTATGCTAAATTTGGTAGGGGTTCTACTTTTCCGCAAGTAGTATGTGACAATAAAAAATTAGGAGGATGTGTTGACACAATCAAATTCCTCAGAGAACAACAAGTCATCAAGTCTTAACATAAATAAAAATGAAGACCACATAAATCGTGGTATTGAATTCTTGCTCAATGGAGGTAAGAGAAAGAAAACAAGACCATTTCACATTATGTTTGAAAAGATGGTTTGCTTTCTGAGATGGAAAGTAAATATTCACTTTGAATTTTCTATCAAGACATCCCGGAGTAAGAAAAATGTTAGCAGTTAGTTTAGTATTTGGTTCATTTCTAACCATTTTATTTCTTATGATGGGTTTGATGATTGGTTGGACTGCCAGAGAATACATGATGAACTATCGAGAAATTCCCAATTTGCATCCAGAATTGTTTGATGAGCAAGGAAATCTTATCCCAGATGAAGTAATCGCATTTAATTTTGAAAACTATGACGACAGTAACGAAGAAGAAAACTACAACGACTAAGGCAGTATCACTGGAACTTCCAAAGAATCCATTTGTTTTTGAGGTTTTGGATCTTGTTTCCAAACAGAGAAGCAAGGCAAAGAAGATTGAAGTCCTGAAGAAGTATGAACATGTTTCTTTGAAGGCAACATTAATTTGGAACTTTGATGAAAGTATAATTTCTATGCTTCCTGAAGGAGAGGTTCCTTATTCTGGATTTGAGGATCAGGCATCATCAAATGGAAATCTGAGCACTAAAATCACAGAAGAAGTTCGTAGAATGCATGAAATGGATTCATTTTCTATGGGTTCGAGTGATAAGAACGGACACACTACAATTCGTAGAGAGTTTAAAAACTTCTATCACTTTCTTAAGGGTGGCAATGATTCCATGAGTGGTGTTCGTCGTGAAACGATGTTCATTAATATTCTTGAGGGACTTCATCCATTAGAGGCAGAAGTTGTTTGTTTGTGTAAAGATAAAAAACTTTCAGAGAAATATAAGATTACGAAAGAAATTGTAAGTGAAGCATATCCAGACATTACTTGGGGAAATCGTTCATAATTATGGCAAATCAATTGGGAGATGCTCCCACTAAAACAGAAGAGGAACAGTCAATGACCTCATGGACACCATCAGAAAAAGAAAATTCCAAATCCGTATATGGATGCGATATACTGATAGAGAATGGAACTTGGGAACAAGTATCTACTAAAGATTGTCCTTATGATGCCATGATAATCACTTATGTGGTTGATGGAGAAACGAGATATGATTTGACTCGTAGTCAGAAGGAAGTTCGTATCTTTAATATGTACTGGGATAAGTTTCGTGAGAATTTAAAGGGCATTGGTTTTGGTATGGGAAGAACTAATCCAAAACTATGGGGACTGGAACCACCACCCCCAACCAAAAAGCGGAAATAATTCCAAAAAAGTCGAGAAAAAATCTCAGGCAAATTTTTGGTCTGTAGGGTCGATTATAAAATTGTCACACCACCTCTTCACAGGGGTGGTTTTTCGTGTATAATACGGGGGTAGTCAATCATAATGACATGACACTTGAAATGATTCCTCTCACTCCATCTGATCTTCAAAGACCAAAAAGAATTTCACCTTTAGTGGAGTGTAAATTAAAACTTTTTTTGTCTTGTATTAATGATGTTTTATTTTTAAATCCCGAAAGTATTTCTGCATTATCAGATGATGATCTTTCTCTTGTGGATGATGAAATTTGGTTATTGTATTCAACACTCAAAGTCAAAAGATCTTATTTTGAGTCTTTAGATTTGCCTGAGTATCATGATGATTATGAACAACTTGAAAGAATTGTAAGAAAAATGGTTATCGCAAAAAGATTTATCAGAGAGATCGATAGAGAAAAATACTTTCGTCTTTTTAAAAGGCATAATCTACTTTCCGGCAAATATACGAATAGAGAAGAACTTAAATTTTTCATGAGTTCTATTAAAACTGATATTGCTCATTTGTTCACTAGCAAATCTCCTAGAATTTTTTCTAGAATGTGTGAATATATGCTTGAGAATTATGGTGATGATGGATTGAATAAAATCACAACATCCGTTATTTTTAACAAATTTGAGTGTGGGGTTGACTAAATAAGGTACAGGGTCTATAATAGACCTATCGTTCATCAGAGGAAACTCTGACGCAAGTAAGTCGCGCAACGGTTCCGTTGATTCCATGCTAGAACTATTATTCTATTCATCACTCACATGTGCTCAAGCTGATGCTATTATGCTGAAGATGAGAGTAAACGAGAATATCTCTAATGCTTTCAAACTTGAGTTGGTAGAGACCGTAAAGGAATCTGTACCTGAGTGTGTATGGGACGCAAACGACTGAAGGAACGGCGTTTTAAAAAAACCCATTTCTTTAGGAGTAAAATCATGACTACTATCACTTATCGTGGTAAGCATTACGATAAAGAGGCATACAAAGCCGCTGTGTTAGCAGAGCAAACCGCAACTCGTAACTACAATCTCATGTATCGTGGTATCAAAATCGAACGAAAGTTTGCATCACAAAGTTGACGATTATCGCACTTAACTTTACTGGGGGTCGCAAGACCCTCTTTTTTTATGCTATAATGATGATGTAGTAATATGGTATATGGAAAAAGAAAGAGTTAATTTGATTATTCGTAATTTGGAACTTCTTTTGGATTCTCTAAAGGCAGAAGTAAATTCTGATAGAGATGATAAGGTAGACTATAATCCATATAGTGAATATATTGAAGATTATGATGAAGTCTTTGAGGAAGAAAATGACTGAAACAAAAAAAGCAAAAGAACTGGTAAAATTACTTGAAAGACTGATAGAGAAAGATTATCTCTATAGTGAAGAAAGAATCAAAGAAATGAAATCACAATTGCGTTCGGTAAAACAACAGATTGTTGATATAGATAAAAAGAACTCAAAGGGATTTGGAAAATGAAACCAGTAAAATCAAAAGATCTTCTTGAGATGGATAAAAATCTTAAGGTTGTAAAACTTGGAGCAATTCCAAACCCTCAACAGATTGTATGGTATGCAGGAAAACAAGATTACTCAGAATATCCAATCTACACAAAAACACCTCCAGATGAAGAAAAGGCAGGGAAGTGGGTTGTAGAGCAACTTCTTGCAAATGATAGGGGACACTATGGTCCTTTGGAACATCCTGGATTGATTATGAATGTAAGTGGTTATGTTCATAATGTGATGGTTCAGGCAAGAACTCATCGTGTTGGTGTAAGTTTTGATGTGCAGTCACAGAGATACACTGGGAAACGTGTTCTTAAGGTTGCAGAAGGTGAACTAAGTCCTGAGGATGTCTTCTACGTGCGTCCTGCGGGGTTCTATACCAATCGTAAGGGTAAGAAGTATGATTGGACAGAAGAAAATCGTCAAAGGAAACTGGGACTTGCTCTTGCTGCATGTAAAGAGTATGCAAATGATTATCACGAAATTGGTGCATCAGAAGAACACATCCGTGATTACCTTCCACAAGGAATTCGTCAGGACTTTGTAGTTTCATTCAACCTTCGTTCTGTATTGCACTTTCTTGATCTTCGGTCAAAACTTGATGCACAACTTGAGATTCAGGCACTCTGTGAACAGACGTGTCCTATCATTAAAGAATGGGCACCAGAAGTTTGGGATTATTATGAAACTAAGCGTCTTCACAGAGCAAAACTAAGTCCATAAATAAATTATCCTTACATAAACACATCATTAAGAGGTGGAAATTTTGGCAACATATCCGATTATTAATAAAGAAACTGGTGAACAAAAGGAAATAGTTCTGAGTGTTCATGAATGGTCAAAATGGTGTGATGATAATCCTGAATGGACACGGGATTGGTCTGATCCATCTACTTGCCCCAAACCAGCAGAAGTTGGTGAATGGAGAGATAAACTTGTAGCAAGAAATCCTGGATGGAATGAAGTTTTAAACAAGGCATCGAAAGCACCAGGTTCTAAAGTAACTAAAATCTAATGGCAAGAAGAAAAAGAGCATCTGCGAATGATCAACCCATTGGAGTTGGTCTTACGACAAAGCAGATGAAAAGAAAAAAACCATTAAGTTCTGGATACTTGGTGGATATAGACCCACTTAATGATAATCAAAAAAGACTGTTTGATTCTTATAAAGAAGGAAAGCATCTTATTGCATATGGTTGTGCAGGCACAGGAAAGACCTTTATAACCCTCTTTAACGCACTTAAAGATGTATTAGATGAGAACACTCCTTATGAGAGAATATACCTCGTCAGGTCTCTTGTAGCAACCAGAGAGATTGGGTTTCTTCCTGGTTCTCATGAAGATAAGGCAGACATCTATCAAATTCCATATAAGAATATGGTGAAGTATATGTTCCAGATGCCTTCTGATGCTGATTTTGAGATGTTGTATGGCAATCTTAAATCGCAGGAATCAATCAAATTCTGGAGCACATCATTTCTTCGTGGAACAACACTTGATAATGCGATTGTGATTGTCGATGAATTTCAGAACCTGAATTTTCATGAACTCGATAGTATCATTACGAGAGTTGGTGAAAATACCAGAATTTGTTTCTGTGGTGATTCTCGACAGTCAGATTTAAATAAGGCAAATGAAAGGAATGGTATTGTTGACTTTATGAACATCTTGCGTAAAATGCCTTCTTTTGATATAATTGAGTTTGGAACTGACGATATTGTTCGATCTGGTCTAGTCAAAGAGTATATCGTCGCAAAAACAGAAGCAGGTTTTTAATGTTTAATCATATTGATTTGAATCTCTCTCCTCTTGAAAGGGAGACTATTGATGGAGTCAGATATTATTCTGTTCCACATGAAGAAGAACTCCTAAAATTGGTATCGATTACTTCGGTAACCAGTCATTACAATAAGGAGACTTTTGTTAAATGGAGAAAAAGAGTTGGTGATGAAGAAGCAGATCGAGTCACAAAGGCTGCAACACGTCGTGGAACCGATTTTCATAGTCTCACTGAGTGTCACCTAAAGAATATAGAGTTACTAAAAGTTCCTCCTATCTCTGAGTTCTTATTTAAGATTTCTAAGGGAACTCTAAAGAATATTGATAATATTCATGCTCTGGAAACGTCCCTATATAGTAAGCAGTTAGGTATTGCTGGAACCGTCGATTGTATTGCAGAATACGAGGGTGAATTAGCAATAATTGACTTTAAGACTTCAAAAAAACCGAAACCAAGAAATTGGATCGAAAACTATTTTGTCCAATGTGCAGCATATGGTTGTATGTTGTATGAAATGACTGGTATTCCGGTCAAAAAATTTGTAATCATCATGGCTTGTGAAAATGGAGAATGCGTCGTCTACGAAGAAAGAGACAAATCAAAGTACATCAAACTTCTTACCGAATACATTAGAAAGTTTGTTACAGATAAACTGGAACTCTATGGAACCGAATAAGGAACTAGAAAAGGTGTTGGCAAGTAAATTTCTAACACCATCTAAATTTGCACTCGAAATCGAAAAGATTGTTGCAGAAGAAAAAATTAACTATATTGATGCTATTGTTCACTATTGTGAATTAAATGAACTTGATGTAGAATCAGTCACAAAACTTGTATCAAAACCACTGAAAGAAAAATTGAAGTGGGATGCTACGAGACTTAATTTTATGAAAGCAACTTCGAAAGCAAAACTGCCTATATGAAAGTGTCACCATTTGATACCTACCAACATTATTTGTCACTCAAAAATCATTTTACGAATCCAAAATACGACTTCTTCCGATATGGTGCGAAGACCCGTGCGAGTGTCTCTTCATTCAATAAAAGAAGAGATAAGTATTGGTTTGAGAAAACCAGTCGTAAATATAATGACGAAGAAGTTGTAAAATTTCTTGTATCTAATTTCGCATACGCAGACAACCCACAAAATCTATGGATTGGTCAAATTATCAGTTCTGGAGAAAGGACTTACGCAGATTGGACAAAGAGACAACAGAGTTTGACTTACTTGTTCAAAGAACAAAGCAACGAATTACTCTCGAACAACGAATTAGAGAATCTATTCAGTTGTTCGAAAGGTCATCCAACAATCTTAAAAAGGTTTCTTGGTGGAGACATAAGTCTTGAAACTTTCGTAATCTATGATAGAATATTCTCATTCAGAAAGAAGTTTGATAAGAAACTGAAAGATCCTGTATGGGAAACCGTCAGTCTTAAAATACAGAAGTATTCTCCCTTTCTTCAAATAGATATCTTTAAATTTAAAAAAATTCTTAGAGATATTGTTGAATAATTGCGGGCAGCAAAGTTGGGTAGGGGTATTTGACTTGTGTAAGTCCCGCATAAATAGTATTACCCCTACTAAAAGAAAACATTGACGTGTTCAAATTCAAGATGAGTGACTTTTTTGATTCTGATATCATTCAGGAAGAACTGAGTGAAATTAATGAAATGCAAGAAAAAATCTACGAGAGTTTTATTTCTTTTGGAAATATGACTCGTGAGCAAAAACTTGAACACGTTGAAATACTTTCATCCTTGCTTGAAAAACAGCAAGTAATGTATACAAGATTATCTCTTTCTGATGACCCAAAGGCCATCGAAATGAAAGAGAATCTACGCAAGTCAGTTTCAACAATGGGGTTTCCTCCAGAGACTGATATGTTGACTTTATTCAGTAGTATGAATGCAACAATAAAATCTCTCAAAGATTATATTGAAGATTGACAATTAAGTCTCTATTTGTTATACTATCTAAGTAAATCCAAAACATCCAAACTAATCTAAGGTAATCTAAATGTCTTTTGCTGATCTTAAAAAGCAATCCAAACTGGGTTCTTTGACACAAAAACTAGTCAAAGAAGTCGAAAAAATGAATAATGCAAGTAGTTCAGGTGATGAACGTCTGTGGAAACTAGAATGTGATAAAGGCGGCAATGGTTATGCCGTTATTCGTTTCCTGCCTGCTCCTGAAGGTGAAGACCTTCCATTCGTTAAACTCTATTCACATGCCTTCCAAGGTCCTGGTGGATGGTATATTGAGAACTCTCTGACGACTCTGAATCAGAAAGACCCAATGTCAGAATACAACACGATGCTGTGGAACAACGGCACTGATTCTGGTAAAGATCAGGCACGTAAGCAGAAACGTAAACTGACTTATGTTGCAAACATCTATGTCGTCAAGGATCCTGCTAATCCTGAGAATGAAGGTCGGGTAATGCTTTATAAATTCGGTAAGAAAATCTTTGATAAGATTACTGCCGCAATGCAACCTGAGTTTGAGGACGAGGAAGCAATCGATCCGTTTGACTTCTGGCAGGGTGCTAACTTCAAACTGAAGGCAAAGAATGTTGCCGGTTATCGTAACTATGATTCTTCAGAATTTGCCCGTCAGGATGTACTTCTTGAAGATGATGAAGCAATGGAAGCAATCTGGAAGAAAGAGTATTCTCTCGAAGATTTTGTTGCTCCAGACCAATTCAAGTCTTATGATGAACTGAAGAAGCGTCTTGAATATGTTCTTGGTATCAAAGGAACAACTAAGTTCCAAGATCAAGAATCTGTTCAGGAAGAAGAAGAGTTTCGTCAACAGAATCGTGCAGAATCAAATCCTGTCCCTCAGTCAATGAAAGAAGAACTGAACGATCTTTCTTCTACTAATACTGATGACGATGATGATACTCTTTCATACTTTGCCGCACTCGCAGCAGATTAATTATTCTGCGAGTACGATTCTAGTATTATCCACACGAATGAGAGACTCAGTTACAAATTGTGAAGACCTATCATAAATCATAATTTGTTTCATATCATTTAAAAACTTCTGCAAATATCCTCTTTTTAGTAAATAAATTGAGGATTTTTTATTATTTTTAATAGTCTCATATTCTAAATTACTAATCCCTCTTCTTACATCACTACCAGATAGAGAAATTGCATTGCCATTATCAGTATAATTTAAAGTAAAATTTTCATCTACGATTTTGCCTTCAGGAAGAATTAATCTACCACTTGAATTTTTGACTTCTTTAGTTTCATAATAATTAACATTAGATAAGTTTTCTACACCATACTTATTTTCGATATATCTGTATAATACATAATTTGATAAAGGCCATTCATCTCTTACATTAATAATACCGGCAGTCATTAATACTACCCAATCAAGTTCTGCACTCCCATAAAATTCTTCGGCAACTGTATCGGGTCTTGCACCTTCTACAATTTCATACTTATCAAAAATTGTAAAGACATTCTGTAAATCATCACGTAACTTATTTTTTCTGAATAAGTTCTTAACTCTTAAATATTCTTTAGATGAAATTGAATCAGAAAGAAATGACTGATAATCTACATCTGGTAATTCTCTGAAATATGCCATTTTAGTATCCTGTTCCTCCTTCTTCTTTTTGATCTATATCATAAACTGGTTCAATTTCTTTGAAAGATAAGTCCATAATCATCGCAACAGGTGTACCATCATCATAAGTACTATAAACTCCGGCACCTGTATAATTTACACTAATACTTTCTAAGAAGCACTGTTTAAATCTATGTAAGTATAAATGATCTTCACTGCCTTGTTTATATGTTAATTCAAATACACTTGGAGTTTTTAAAAAAGTATTCTCAATTGATGCACCTTCTACTCTCGGAGCCATATATTGTTTAAATGCTCTTATTATTTCCTTAATTTTCTTACCTTCGTCTTTGGATCTTGGCACCATTTTAAATTGAAATCTAAAAGTTCTAAGAGTTGGACCATTAAATAATAATTCTAAATTTGGATTTAAAATTTCCCCATTAGTTCTTGCTAATAGTTGGTCTGGAGTAATATTACCACCTATAGTACCAATTGCTGCAGAGGCAAGTTTCCTTGTTGCAAAACCCTGAATTCCACTTATACCACCAGCAGCATTTGCGACATTACTTCCACTCTGTAATGCACTATCATAAGCCTTTTGTAGTTTGGTTACTGCGTTTCCCTCTGTAGCACCTGCTTCCATAATACTAACTACACCACTAGCAGCAGCACCGATAATACTATTCAAACTGGAGTCACTATATTTTACGGCATTATTATCTGAGATATTGGATGGCATTGGAAGTAAAATTACTTCCTTTAGGTTTTTGCCTCGATTTTTTCTAGATTGTGGCGATCCAACTAATGATTTGTTATTAGAGTTTTTTCCAATAGGTATATAATCAACAATAGCAATTTTCAAATAGTCAGTTTTATCTGTAAATGTTGTTAGTGGATATCTTAAAGGTTCTGCCATTTATCTTTTTCTAAGTATTTAGAAACTTACCATAAGAAATTTCTCTCAAGTCAGAGATTTCTCCTGCATACACCTCATATATTTGACCTACTGTTCTATCTAAACGATATTTTCTATAATCTCCCCAATGATAATTAAGTCCTATAAAATATATATTTTCTTTTTCTTTAAAAATATTTGTGCAGGCAATTAATGGATGTTGATCATATCTTATGTTTGGAGTTTTAGCAATGTAAATATAAGTATAAAATTTTCCAGGAATTGGAACAGGAGTTGCAGAACCTTTAACTGCTTCTAATATTTCTAGCATTTTATCATCTGATGTTTTCCCTTTTAAATTATTAACAATATTTCTTACTCGATTATTATCATCATCTGTTGGTCTATTTGGATTTTTTAAAACTCCATCATCATAAACATTAGAACCTACTTTTATATTTGGATCACTACTGTAAGTTACTTCACCAGTCTGAGAAACATAATAATATGATCTTCCCGTTCTTCCACCTCTTTTGATCGTTCTTGCCATTACTTAATACCTTCTTTATTAACGATATAATTAAAATAATTCATTCTCAGTTAGTACCTGAAACTCATAACCATGATCTAAACACCATTCTTTGGCGGCATCCCACTTTGCCTGATTTTTAGCATACTCAACGACTTCATAGATATAACCTTTTGTCTTTCTTTTTTTGACTTTAGGTTCTTTTGTTTGTCTGAATGGTTTTATTTCGATAAGTGCTTTTTTTATTTTTCCGTTATTATCTTTATATTTGATGTAGAAATCAACAAAGTATCTGTGGTATCTGTTATCTACTGGTGATCTGTAGGGAATAACAACCTCCTCACTAGAATATTCTATAATATTTTTATTCATATCACAATAGTAGAGAAATTTTCTTTCCCAACTACTTCTATAAATGATATTGCAAACATCTCCTTTATACTTCTCTGGATTTGATGGTTTATATTTACCTTGTAGATATTCTTTTTTAGGCATTTTTCCATCCCTTATGCGTCTTATTTCTTCCAGCAACGAGTTGTTGTAAGCACCCAATACTCAAATTATTATCTCTGGCAAATTTGGTAAGATTTTTTATTTTTACTATTTCACCATTAGAATTTATTAATGTGTATTCTTTACTGTTTCTTTCCGATATTTTCTCTTTTTGTTTTTTGGAAAGTTTTTTTCCTTTCATAGGATTTTCATTATTTTTAAACCATTCTTTTCTTTTGTTGCTTTGTTTTAATTTTGTTTCTTCTGAATGTTTTTTCTTCCACATAGGATTTAATTCACCAAATCGGGTACTTTGATACATTCCATTTTTTTCTCCAAAATTTGCCCTTGTCATTTTGAATTTTTCATCCTTACATAGTTCTAATGTTTTTTCTCTTAATATTTTTTTAGTTTCTTCTGTGTGCTTTTTTCCATAAAAACCATTATTTGCTCCATCACAACCACTATTAGATTCAATTTCATATGATTCTGAAATTATCTCAATATTAGAATCTATTCCAAGTATCGTATTAAGATTTTTTGTATTCTAAGTATATTCTTTTTTCATACTGAAGAACTTGCTATTCTATATTATTTATAATATCCCTTATATGACATCTAAATAACTAATAATAAAGTAGTCGTATAGGTATTTAGAGTGGCTCGTCCTTATGTAAAAAGTATAAAAACACAGGAAGCAAAAGATATATTTGGGAGACTTTCACAATCTAATCAATATCAAGTAACTTTCAGTGGTCTTCCGGGAAAAGTTGTTACAAATATAGAGAGTAAAACTGGAATAAAGGATATAGTCAATTATATGGGACGTAAAGGAAGTCTTCTTTGTTTCGAAGCTTCACTTCCATCCAGTTCTCTTGCAACTACTGAAATAAAAAATGACTTTATTGGAATTCCTCAAGAATTTGCACATACTAGATTATACACTGATATTGATTTTAGTTTTTATATTGATTATGATTATAAAAATTTAAGAATATTTGAGGGTTGGATTGATTATATTGCAGGAGGAAGTGAATCTATGGATAATATGAAAGAAGAAAATGGAAATTATTATCGTAGGATGAGATATCCTGATGATTATAAGACACAGACAATGTTTATTTCAAAATTTGAGAGAGATAATGGTCCCCAATTAGATTATCAGTTTTTTAATGCATTTCCAAAATTAATAACTTCTATTCCACTTAGTTATGGTGGATCTAGTATATTAAAAGTTAATGTTTCTTTTAATTATGATCGATATATTATAAATCCAAAAACTACTAATAATGGAAATAAAGAAACTTCATCATTGACATTTGATAGGGTAGATCCAGAAGCAAAATCAAAGGTTCCTGGAACAAAAGTAGAAACACCAAAGGCTCCAACACCACAAAAAGAACCGAAAGGGGCAGCACAACGAGCAGCAACACCAACAGAACAATTAAGAAATACTGGAAATGGTCGTGATGGAACATTTGGGGATGGAACATTTGGAGCAGGTAGACCTTCAGGTTGACCATCTAAATAAAAATAACTGAATTATATCAATTACTATGCCTTTACCTAAGATTAATACTCCAACGTATGATTTGACGTTGCCTTCGACGGGAAAGAAAATTAAATATAGACCTTTTCTTGTGAGAGAAGAAAAGATTCTAATTATGGCAATGGAGTCTGAAGATATGACAGAGATTACCAATGCAATTGTTCAAATTCTTTCAGATTGTATTATTTCGAAAGATGTTAAAGTAGAATCTCTTGCGACTTTTGATATTGAGTATCTATTTCTAAATGTTAGATCAAAGTCTGTTGGTGAAACCGTTGATGTAAATATTACTTGTCCTGATGATGGAGAGACTCAGGTAGAAATGTCGATTGATATTGATTCAATTAAAGTTCAGAAGAATAGGGGACATAAAAATATTATCAAACTTGATGATGAACTTTCATTGAAACTCAAGTATCCATCACTGGAACAATTTGTCGAGAATAATTTTGAAACAACAGAAGGTGCAAGTGAAATTGGACAATCACTTTCAATGATTACATCTTGTGTTGAAATGATTTATAATTCTGAAGAAAGTTGGGAAGCATCAGAATATTCAAAGAAAGAAATGGATGAGTTTATTGAACAATTGAATACTAAACAATTCAAACAAATTGAGAAGTTCTTTACTACGATGCCAAAACTTTCTCATACTATTGCTGTAAAGAATCCAAAAACTGGTGTAGAGTCTGAAATTGTTCTGGAAGGATTGGCAAGTTTTTTCAGTTAGGTATGGCTCATACAAATCTTGAGTCATACTACAAGATAAATTTTGCTTTGATGCAACATCATAAATATTCATTAACAGAACTAGAAAATATGATTCCGTGGGAGAGAGAAGTTTATCTTGCTCTACTTCAACAATACATTGAAGAAGAAAACCTAAAGGCACAACAAAAGAGTGGAATCTAACTTAAACATAAAGAAACCTGATACACCTAAGTTAAATGTAGAGACTGTTTCATCAGCAGTCTTTGGAAAAGAGGATGGTGCTGGAGGAGGTTCTGGAGAATCGATTAAAAATATTCATAAAACATTAAGTAAATTATCTCGTCATATAAGAAAGTCTTTAATTCGTATTAAGGCATTAGAGTTTAATTTATCAATAATAACTCCCAAAGTTGAAGAAACAGAAAAGAAAGTAATAGTTAATACTGAAAAAACGAATGAAGTAGAAAAGAAAGTAATAGTTAATACTGAAAAAACGAATGAAGTAGAAAAGAAAGTAATAGTTAATACTGAAAAAATTACAAGAATTAAAAAAATATTAAAAGAACAAAAAAATAATATAGGAAAAAAACTTCCTGGTAGTAATCAAGATGATTTAAATAAGAGTTTAATAGAAACAAATAAGATTCTTGTTCAAATTCAACAGGAACTTATGAGAAGTTCTGCATTGAGATCAGAACAAGAAAAAAATCAAATTAGTAAGCAAAAAAAAGCTTCTTCAAAAGCAAAACTTAGTAAAGAAGAAAGTGAATTAGAACAATCATCAAAAAAACTTGGGTCTAATATAGCAAAAATATCCGATAAAATTCTTTCTCCTGTAAAAGGAATTTTTGGTAAGATTATGGATTTTGTTGGAACTCTTGCACTTGGGTTTGCTACAAATGCAATATTTGAATGGTTGAAGGATAAAGAAAATCAAGAAAAAGTGCAGGGATGGTTTAATTGGATTAAAGATCATTGGAAATGGGTTGCTGCAGGTATTGGTGTATTGTTTGCATTACCTTTGGTTGGAGCAATTGGAGGAGTAATTTCTACAATTGGAACTTTGGTTAGTGTCATTGGAGCACTTGCCACACCATTATTAGGATTGATGTTAAATCCATTATTTTGGGCGGTTTTAGCCACAGTTGCAGGAGCTTTGGCTATCCCATTTATTGCGGATAAAATTAATGCCGACAGGAGAAAAGAGTTATATGGTGAAGGAAATATGAGTAAAGGACTTTTTGTTACTCTGGCGAAGAATGAATATGGAGCAATGGCCAGCCAAAAAAATAAAGATAAAATGACGGATCAAGAAAAAAAAGAATATAAAATGTTGCAATATTATGATAGACTCCTACAGCAGAGGCAAAAGACCAATCAAAAATTATATGCCGCAGAAAAAAGTGGTGCATCTACAGAGAAAATATCAGAATTAGAGGAAAACCTTTCTCTTCAAGATACTGAAATAGGACGATATGAAAGAGGTGCTGGTGGAGTTAAAATTCAAGGAAAATCTATAGGCGACCTTTTTAGTGCATATAAAACAACGGGAACACTACCACAAACTAGTTTATCTAAAGCAGGATTACAATATAGAGAAAAAGGTGGTCCAGTATCTGCGGGAACTCCATATCTGGTCGGAGAAAGAGGGCCAGAAATATTCTCTCCAAATATTGATGGATCTATTGTCAATAATATGAGAACAGAAAAAATATATGAGATGATTACTTCTAAAAAAAGAGGTCGTGGAGGAGTAAATATACAAACTCTTCCAACAATTACAAATCAAATGCCACCACCAGAAATGCCAAATATGGGTGTTGGAGATGGAGCAACAGAAGTTCCTGAAATCTCTAGTGTAAATATGGCAGATCCATATCGTAAGTTGACACCGATGTTATATGGTATAACAGTGTAGAAATATGGTAGCACCACTTCTTACTGGATTAGGAAAAGCATTTGCAGGTAAGGCAACTAAACAAGTTGCGAGAAAAACGGTTAAAAAAATAGCAAAGGATAAAGTAAAATCTTTTGCTAAAAATAAGAAAGATAATAAAATATCTAAAGATTCTTCACCACTGACATTAAATACTAGTAGTGGTGATATAGAAAAAAAAATATATGATAAGGAATCAAATGTAAATAGTTCGCAAAAATTAAAGACACCAACTCTCAAAATAAAATCAATATCAAAAACTGCTTCTCCAATACAGCAGTTAAAAATTAATGCGATCAATATTCGAAATTTTTTAGTTCAAGAAAATAAACAAAAAATTAAATTACAAAAAGAAAATCAGAGAAGAATTTTTGAGGAAATAAGTAAGCAAAAGAAAAAATTAAAAGAGAAAAAAATAGAATCCCCTATTAATAAATCAATAAAAAATATAAAAAAATCAACTTCAAGTAAAAAACAAGGAAGTATTCTTGATAATTTATTGGAATTTATTGTACTTATAATAGGAGGAATTGTAGTTAATGCACTTCCTGATATCATATCAAAAGTCAAAGAAGTTATTGATAATATTGTAAATTTTCTAACACCAATTCAAAGTGGATTTAATTTGATTAAGGGATTTTTTACTGGAGAGTTAGATCAAAAAGAGTATGATGTAGATAGAAAGAGAATTGATGATGCACTTGAATCATTTCAAGCAGATGGTGGATTAGTGGATCAATTTGCACAAAAAATGGGACCTCTTGGAGCTCTTATTAAGCAATTGAAACCATTTATCAGTATGGTTAGAAAGGAAGTAAAAGGAAAAAATATAACTCTTGCTATAGTAGGAGGCAAGGAGGGAGTATTAAATACAGAAACTAATGAATTTATAGCAAAAGAGTGGACATCAGCAGAAAGAAAAAAAATGGGTGGTGGAGAAAGTTCATCTACTACGAGTGGAACTACTACTATTGATTCATCCGATTCAGGTCGTGAAGGAGATACTGTCACTTCTCGTGGAGAAACAAATCAGAATGAAGTTTCAGGATTTCCAATAAGTAGTCATTTTGGTCAGAGATGGGGCAGATTGCACGGAGGTATTGATGTTGGAACACCTACAGGAACACCATTAGCTCTTGCTCACGCAGGAAAAATTATGTATGCTGGATTGAATGGTGGATATGGTAATATGATTGATGCATGGGTTCCTAATCTTAATGTTCAGTTTAGATTTGCTCACCTAACAAGTTTACTAAAAAAAACTGGAGATAATTTTAAAGCAAATGAAATTTTAGGTAAAACTGGTGGTGGTGCCGGAGATCCTGGAAGAGGTAGTTCAACAGGACCTCACTTACATTATGAGATTGATACTCAAAAAAATGGAACAACATATGGTGGATCTAAAAATAGAAAACTATTATATGATATGGCAAAACATGTAATTCTTGGAACTTCTTTATCTTCATCTAGTGGTGAAGGTGGTAATATAATTCCACCAATTAAAGGAAATATGCCATCAGATGAAGTTGTTGGAAGAATATCACATTCTACAATATCTGATCAAAATACTTCTACATATTATTATATTCAACCAATTGATACTGTTCAGAGTAAAGTTGTTCCATTTCCAGTTCTAATGAAAAAAACTTCAAATACTCCTACAGAACAATCTGAATTAAATCCAATATGGACGAAGTAAATGGATAAGAATTTAGAACAGGTTAAAAAAATAAAACTAAACACTTCCAATATTCGTAGTATTCTAATACAACGTAATAAGGATCAGAAAAAAACAATTTTAAAAAAAGAGAAATTATCTTTAAAGAAAGAAAGTAAAGAAAAAATTAAAAAGAAAGAGAAAAAAATAGAATCTCCAATCAAATCCTCATTAAGTGAAGTTAAAAAATCTGTCGGTTCTCCATCTGGTGGCAGTATTTTTGATAAATTTTTTGAATTTTTGGGATTGATGCTCACAGGAATTATAGTTAATGCTGCTCCCGAAATAATTGAAAAAGTTAAGGAAGTTTTTGATATTGTTGTGGAAGTATTTACTCCAATCCAAAGTACATTTAATTTGATAGTTGGGTTTATGACTGGAGAAATTGATGACTCAAGATATGATGCAGATAAAAAAAGAGTTGATGGTGTAATTGAACAGTTGAATTCACCGGGTGGTAAAGTAGATAAATTAATTAGTAAAACTGGATTATTAGAACCATATATCAGAAAGTTTACAAAAGCTTTGAATATGGGATCAAAAGGTGTTGTTCTTGCAAAACAAGGAGGTATGGAAGGATTTAAAGATACAAAAACCGGAAAATTTACAAAAAAACAATGGACAACTTCCGAAAGAAAATCATATGAATCATCAAAAATACAAAAAAAATCAGAAACATCTTCAGATAAAACTGCAACTCCCGTAACTAGTCTTGGGTCTGGAGGGGGATCTCTTAAAGATATGACAGATCAAGATTATAGTGACCTTGCTTTTGTCGTTAGTCATGAGGCATTAAGAAATACTGACGATGAGTATGGCGTATCTGCTGCGGTTTTGAATAGAGTTGCTGATCCTAGGTATCCGAATACAATTATGGGAGTTGGCACTGCTCCTGGTCAATTTGAGGCAGTATTCAGTGGTAGGGCCTATAGAGATGAAAAACTTGCCAAAAAGTTAAAGGAGAATGAAGGTAAAATTGTTGAAGCATTAAAGAAATTGAATGGTAGAACTGACTTTAAGGCAGTCAGTAGCATGGGGCAATATATGGGAGATACTGATGTTATGTTCCATAAGAAAGGTAACTTCTATCATTATGCGGAGCAGAGAGGAAATGTAGATCCAATTCCTTCAAATATTCCTCAGGATTGGAAGAAATTTGTCGGTGGGTCTAGTAAAGTAGAAACAGGTGAAGGAGGATCTCTTAGTATGTTTACACAAGTAAGACCAGACGAAAGAAAAATGGCAGCAATTAATCAACCAATGTATGAGGATTTGGATGATGAAGAAGAAATGGTAAATGTTTATATACAACCAATAAATACTACGAGAACAGTATATAATTATCAACCAATACCTGTATAATTTTTGGCATTATGGAGTGCATAAAATAAATGGCAAACGCAGCAGACGCAGCAAATTATCAATTACTCACACTTACAAAAGGTGATAAGGAAATTGTTTTAGAAGGAAAAACAACGAGTTTTGATTATTATGAAAGTTTATTATCTCCAAATATTACTGCAATAATGACAATTGTTGATACTGGTGGAAGTATAGAATATGATAGTGAATATGATAGGCAGGAAAGATTTGGTGGAATTTATAATGCACTTCCTTTAACTGGTGACGGATCTGAAGAAGTAAAATTTAAAATTGCAAATGCACTTGGAACACTTGATTTCACAAGAAAACCATTATATGTTAATTGTTCAGTGAATCCCGACCAAGAATCGCAAAGAGAGTCTATTATTTTAAGTCTTGTTTCAAAATCTGCTATTGTGAATCAAGAAACTCATGTTAAACAAAATTATTCAGCATCATCAAATAATTCAGAATCCGTTAGGTCAATAACAAAAAACTTATTGCAGATAGAAAACAATAATATTGAAATAGAAAAAACAACTAATAAGTATCCATTTGTTGGTAATAACAAATCACCTTTTGATGTAATTTGTATGTTAGCATCAAAATCGGCACCAGAAGATGGAAATCCTGGTTTTTTCTTTTACGAGAATCGTGATGGACATAAATTTAAATCTATTGATAGTTTAATTGATCAAGAACCAGTTCAAGAATATTATAAGACTGATGTTAATCGTTCAAGTATTAACACTGAAACTAATTTTAAAATTTCATCATTTAGTGTTAATAAAAATCAAAATTTAATTAATGCATTAAAATCTGGGGTTTATACAAATCGTACAGTATTTTTTAATCCTAAAACATTTAAGGAAGAAGAAGTTTCATTTAATTTAGGAATTCTTGAAAAATCTCTTGGTAAAAATGAAGTACCTAAACCAGTAAATCGAGGGTATACAAGAACTCTTTATAGTGTTAAAGATGTTGGGGCATTATCACCAAAAGTTGAAGAAGAAAATTTATCTGGACAACCTGAAACTTGGCAGGGAAAGGTTCAAATGAGGTATAATTTATTATTCAATCAAATGGTAAAAATACAAGTTCCTTGTAATCCAAATCTTAAGGCAGGTGATGTAATTAAATGTTATTTTGAAACAGTTACTACTGATGAAAAAATTCAAGGATCATCTGATCCCGTTCAAAGTGGAAAATATTTAATTTTGGATTTATGTCATCATTATGATACTCAGAGATCATATACGGCAATGACTCTTGTTCGTGATGCATACGGTCTATATACTAATAAAAGCTAGAAATGGCAAGTAATCAAGGATATGATATTGGTACAAATAAATGGTTTTTAGGACAAGTACCACCGAATCAAAATCAGCATGTAAAGAGTCCTAAGTGGGTTGATACGCATGGAGATAGGGTAAAGGTCAGAATACCTGGAATGCATCCTATGTCGAGTTCTGAGGACGCAACTGAACTTGTTGATGATAAATTACCATGGGCAATCGTTGCAAAACCAACAACACATGGAAATCGTAATAATCAATCAACAGGTATTTGGGGTGGAGAATGGGTAATTGGATTTTTTCTTGATGAAGATTGTCAAATTCCAGTAATTACTCAAGTTCTTGGTAATAATTATCCGGGAGAAATTAGAGAATCTATAAATGGAACAACTTATGGTAAACCGGTTAAAAGATATCAACCAAGCAATCCTTCAATTAATACACAAATTGCATCTTCTGGAGACGTAAGATCTAAATATGAAAATGTCAATCCAAACTTTTATCAAAATGCCAAAAAGTGAATAAATATCAAAATAAAGGAGTAAAATTATAAATGTCTGCTTCAATTAGCAATCAAGATAAAGAACTTTTAATAAGACTTGCTTTAGCAGAAGCAAGAGGTGAAGGTGTAGTTGGACAGGCACTTGTAATCAGAAGTGTTTTAAATAGACAGAAAATAATACAAGAAGGAACATCTGGACCTAATGTCTTCTTGACAAATGGAGATTCTAGTATCAGATCCATTATAAATGCTCCAGGTCAATATCAGCCAGTAAGGGACAATAGAAATTCTATAAATCAAACTTTTAGTAATGATTTATTATTAAATGGGGGAAAGGCATATCAATTAGCACTTAATCCATCAGAACTTCAACGACAAGTTGAATTGGATGGTATAAGTTCTGCAAATGCAAGAAATTTGGTATTGGCACCATCTTTTGATTCACTTGGTGGTCAAGGAAGAACTGGTGCTGTCAATTATAGAAATCAAACATTTGTCGAGAATGTAAATAATTTTGGAGTAAGTGGAGATTCAATTTTTGCAGAGTCTTCATCACCACTTGAACCTGAAATAGCAACACAAAATCCAGTTGGAGAAGGACCTGTACCTATACAAGTCATAACTTTTGAAGAAGCACAATCTGGTATTGGAACAAATTCATCAGTTGGTATTGGAACAACTTCACTATCAAACGCCAGAGAAACCACTAAGGGGATGAACTTAGAGGATTCTCCACTTAATGAAAAATTTATCAATTCTGTTTCTTTTGCAGAAGCAATAAAAATATATGAAAAAATTAGACCTTTACCAGATCCTTGTGGAGACTCTGAATTATCACAAATTAATTCAGCATTAAGTAACTTTTTTAATACTGTCAAAGGATTAAAAGCATATGCCGATCTTTATATAAATGGTGCTATTAATAAATTAAAAAATCTCACCTCTTTAATAAGAAGCACCGCACAAATTATTGGTGGAATTCTTAAAACTTTGATAAATCGATTGAGAGATTTTTTAATTTCTCAAATTTATGGCAAGATTCGAGAAATTATAGATACAATTCTTCCTGTAGTTGCTAAAAGTATTAAAAATAGTATAATTCAAATAATTGTTGATAATATTTTTTGTGCCTTTAAAGATATTATTAATGGTCTTGTAAATTTGATTACAGATTTCTTATTTGAGTTGGTAGGTAAAATTGTTAATGTTCCTTTTTGTGCAGCACAACAATTTACAAATGCTCTTGTGAATAATATTGCCGCAGTTATAGACGGAGCTATAGGACCTTTATTGGATGAAATTGATGATGTTCTTGGTGGAATAGTACAAGTTTCTGGAAGTGTGTTCGAAGCACTTGATTATATTTTAGGATTTGAATCATTCTTGTGTGCAAAACCAAATTGCCCAGAAATAAAAGAATTCAAGGCAAGTCCTTGGGGTGGTCCAACACAATCTCAAATTGATCAATTTCAAAATTTTGCCAATGTTCCAACAGCAGAAGGTGTTATTGGATCTGTGGATGATTATATAAGCAATATTGAAATATTTGGTCAAAAAATTGGAGATGCCGGATTTGTAGATTCTCTTGGAGTAACTGATTGTGATCCATCAGTATTTGAATGTGGTCCACCGAGTGTTGAGATATTTGGTGGTGGAGGAATTGGAGCAGCAGCAGAAACTATCTTAGATCAAACTGGAAGAATAATTGGAGTAAATATTACAAATCGTGGTTCTGGATACAAAACACCTCCTTTTGTTGCTTTTGTAGATAGTTGTGAAAATACTTTTACGACTGGATATGCAGTAATTAGTGAATCCAATTCCTCCAATAATGCTGTTGTTTCTGATACAGGTGGAATTAGTGAATCCAATTCCTCCAATAATGCTGTTGTTTCTGATACAGGTGGAATTAGTGAATCCAATTC